AGACAACTTCTGGTGGTGTTAATATTCTTGGAACATTAAGTAAGAGTGGTGGATCATTTAAGATTCCTCATCCAGTATCTGGGTTATCTACTACCAAGCATTTGGTTCATTCCTTCCTTGAAGGACCACAGATGGATCTTATCTATCGTGGTAAAATTGATTTGGTTGGTGGTACTGCTACAGTTAATATTGATACAAAGTCAGGAATGACTGAAGGAACATTTGTTCTATTAAATAGAGATGTTCAATGCTTCACCTCAAATGAAACAGGATGGACTGCTGTTAAGGGGTCTGTTTCTGGTAATATATTGACCATTACTGCACAGGATAATAGTTGTACTGATACTATTTCTTGGATGGTTGTTGGTGAAAGGCAAGATGATACTGTTAAGGCATTAGATATGACTGATAGTGAGGGTAACTTAATTGTTGAACCAGATCAACCAGCAGCAGATACAAAACATGCTGATGTTCAAGCACAGTTATAGAGGTAAATAAATGGCTATTAATTTTCCAAGCAATCCTAGCGTAAACGATACTCACACCGCAAATAGTATTACATGGAAGTGGGATGGAGCAACTTGGAAAGTTGGCATAACCACTTTTAACGCTGCCAATATTCCAGGTATTAGTACATCGGGGACATCATATTTTTATGATTTAGATGTTGCTCATAATGTATCTGTAGGTTCTTCTGTAACTGCTGGTACTTATTTTGGTGATGGTGCTGGTTTAACAAATGTTGCTGGTACTACTGGTCCTGCTGGTCCTGCTGGTGCTCCTGGTCCTGCTGGTCCTGCTGGTGGAACTGGTCCTCAAGGTTCACCTGGTTCAACTGGTCCTGCTGGTGCAACTGGTCCTATTGGTAGTGAAGGTCCTCCTGGTCCTTCTGGTGGTCCTGCTGGTCCTCCAGGTCCTCCTGGTCCTGCTGGTGGTGGAACGGGTGGAACTATTGGTAGTGGATCCTTTAATGCAGTTGCAGGTCAAACAGTTCAGTTGGATAGTGTTACAAACAGTCATCAACTATCTGATTATGATATGTATTTCAGTCATAGTGCTGGTACACAATCTCAGAAAGTTACTATACTAAATGCTGGTGGAACTACTGCACATTCTCAACAATTTGGTATTATGTTTAATAATAATTTACTTGTTTCTGTTGGATCATCTATTCATAATAATAATTTAACTGTAAATGTTACACCAGAGTCTGGAATAACTGGCACAGTAACGTATAAGTTCCTTAGAACGGAGGTATCATGATTAGTACAACATTAGATTCAAATACTGGAAGAGTTCTTGTTGTTCATAGCACTTCTGCTCAACCATATACTGTTTGTGTAAAGGATGCTGCAGATTGGACAGAGATTCATAATTATATAATCAACGAAAATAATATAGATGATGTTCCAAATAGGAAGATTGATTGTACTTCACAGATGAAATGTTCTCCGAAAAGGAGTGTATATGAAATGTCTCCTGCAGAGGCTGATATTTTAAAAAATCATCCTAAGATTGAATGGGTTGAAAGATCTACTTTATATAATGAGTATGAATTAGAACAGAGAAAATATGATGAAGAGTTTGATAAACATATTCATACTGATAGATTTAAATATGATGTTACTAATACGAGATATTCATTTAACGCTAATAATGGATCTACTTTAGATTTTACTCAGTGGGGATTATATCGTCATTCACATAGAAATAATAAGTTTGGTAATTCTTCAACTGTAGATGATGAGATACATTATTCATTAACAGGAAAGAATGTTGATGTTGTGGTTATGGATACTGGAATTCTTTGGACTCATCCTGAATTTCTAAAACCAGGAGTTCAATATACTGATATTCCTATAGGAGATATACAAATTTGTGAAGAATATACTAGAGTGAGGGATATATTGATTCATGGTGCAGCTGAATATGGAATTGATTGGGCTAATGAAGGATTGGTTGAACCAGGAACAGGATCACTTACAAATTACAATAGAGCTGGTGCTTTATTGATGCATGTAAATGGTAATACTGGTAATTCTTTAGCAAATCATCATGGATCACACTGTGCTGGAACTGCGGCTGGCAATCAATTTGGACATGCTTTTGAAGCGAATATATGGACTATTGCTTGTGTTGATAGAAGTGATCTTGGATGGTCAAATCCTTGTGATGGGTTTGATTATATTAAAGTTTGGCATAAGAATAAACCAATTAATCCATTAACAGGAAGAAGGAATCCTACAGTTGTTAATGGTAGTTGGGGATTTAGACAATTTTATCGTAGTGATTTAAGTTATACTTTTACTTTTAGAGGGGCTAGTTATAATGATTCTCAAGCAACTTCTACTGTTGCTCCTGCAATTTATTATCAGTCACAATTGAATGCAGTTTATAATGAATTTACTTCTAGAGAAACCGCAGGACAATCTGAAGCAGATGAAGTATTTGATGATCCAGACTGTAAAGATATTGTATTCTGTTTTTCTGCTGGAAATTCAGACGATAAACAAGATTATAAAGAAGGGGAAGATTATAATAATGAACTAACTTCTGGTACTGTTTACTATAGTGGTAGGGATCCTTATTATAATAGATCTGGAACACCTGCTATATCTGCACAGGGTAGAGAGGATGCTGCAATAGTTATTGGTTCTATAGATTCTTCAAGACAAACAACTAACGGACAAGAAAGAACATCTAGTTTTAGTAATAGAGGACCTGCTATTACTGTTTGGGCTGGTGGGTCTTATATTATAAGTCCTTATGGTGAGGGTTATGCTGATCCAAGAAGTGGTTCTCATCTAATTGCTGCTATAAGTGGAACTAGTATGGCAACACCACAAGTAGTTGGAGTGATGGCTTTGTACTTGGAATCTCAACCACAGGCAACTAGAGCAGAATCTAGAGAATGGTTACTAACACACGGATCAACTGATGTTCCCGATAGTGATGCTACTTCAGAAACTGCTGGATTTTATGATCCATATCAAAGTAATAGTGCAACTGATTCAAACTATTGGGGAAATACTTATAGTTTAAAGAGTTCTACTCGTAGGATTTTATATAATCCATTTGCTAATAATGGAAAACCTACTATGGTTGGAGTTACAATTAGTGGATCTTCCTTTTCACAATAACTAAATAACAATACGGTATTAAGATCAGAAAGCAAAAATGGGTAGGTACGTTGGATCTAGTATTAATAAGGGCTCTGGTGGTGGCGGTGGAAGTGGAAAGATTGTCGGAACTAATCCTTTCACTAGAGCAACTGGTATAAGTACTGACGCTGATAATAATGTTACTTCCGTGACATTAGGTACACATAAGTATGAAGGAATAAAGTATAATTCTGTTGGGTTAATTACAGCATATAATGAAAAGATTAATGATAATGAGAAAGGATTTTCTCTTACTTATAATGCATCTAATTTAGTAACTAATATTAATGAAGTAAGTCCTTGGATATATTATAATGTAAGTCCTGCTTCTTCTAGCGTAAATGAAGGTGCAACAGTTGCTGTAAATGTAACTACTAATGGTACTGGTGGAACTTTCTATTGGGATACTGACAGTGATTCTGACATTACCACCAATAGTGGATCGTTTAGTATATCTGGTGGAACGGGATCATTTAATATTACAACTGAGGCTGACCAAACGACAGAAGGTGTTGAAACATTAGCCATAAGAGTATATTCTGATTCTGTTGGTGGAACTTTAATTGGAACAGGTTCCGTGACAATTAATGATACAAGTGTTGGTGCTTCTGGAAATCAAGAATATGCAGTACCAGGAAGTTATACTTGGACTATTCCTGCTGGAGTAACTCAAGCAAGAGTAGTTGTTATCGGTGGTGGTGGTGCTGGTGGACAATATGGTGGAGGTGGAGGAGGTGGTGCTTCGTTGAAATTCTACAATAATTTAACACCAGGCGGAACAGTTGCTATTACTGTTGGTGCTGGTGGACAGAGAAGTAGTAATGCTACTGGAAATGATGGTACTTCTTCTTCTTTTGCTGGACCAGGTCAAACTATAAGTGGTGGTGGTGGTAACGGTGGACATGGTAATAACCAAGGTTCTTCAAGTAACTATGTTGCTGGTGGATCAGGATCTGGTGGTGCTATTAATGGAGATGGTGGCGGTGGATATCCATATCATAGTAGTGGTTGGGGATTAGCTAATGATAAAGGACCTAACGCAGATGGAACCAACGGTGCTGGCGGTGGCGGTGGCGGTGGAAATGATAATGGAACAGGAATGAGAGGTGGAGACGGAAGTTACTACGCTGGTGGTGGCGGTGGCGGTGGAGCCGATAATGGGCAAGGTGGTATTGGTGGAGACGGTGGTGCATCCGTAATTCCTACCTTTGTAGCAAATGCAAGAGCATTTGGTGGAGGTGGTGGAGGAACTGATGGTAGTAATAATGGAGTTTATGGTGGTGCTGGTGGATCAGTAGGTGGAGGTAACGGTATGGGTTATGGTGATGGATCAAACAATAACACTGGTGGAGATGGTGGTGGACCAACTAACAACCGTGGTGAAAAAGGTGTAGGTAACGGTCAAAATGCTGGTGGTGGAGGCGGTGGAGCCTTCGGTGGTGGTGGCGGTGGTGCAGGTCACTCCGATTCTAATAATGTTGCTGGTGCTGGTGGCGGTGGACTAGTGTTTATCAACTGGGGAGCTGGAGTTACAGAAGCATATTAATAAAGAAAAAATTGACGATATAAATACTCTTATAATAGAACTGTAACTGACAAAGAAAATGGGTAGGTACGTTGGATCTAGTATTAATAAGGGCTCTGGTGGTGGCGGTGGAAGTGGAACTATTGTTCAAACTGATACCTTTACTAGATCTACGGGCATTACGACTGATGCTAATAATAATGTAACAAGTATTGTTATAGGTGATGAAGGTAATAAGTATGAAGGAATAAAATATAATTCTGTTGGATTAATAACAGCATATAATGAGACGATTAATGATGAAACTAAAGGATTTGCTCTTGTATATGATTCTCAACACTTAGTAACTTCTATAACAGAAGTACCTGAGTGGACATTTGTAAATGTAACTCCTGCTTCTTCTAGTGTAAATGAAGGTGCAACAGTTGCTATAAATGTATCAACTAATGGTGCTGACGGAACTTACTATTGGGATACTGATAGTGATGCTGATATCACTACTAATAGTGGATCGTTTAGTGTATCTGGTGGAACAGGATCATTTAATATTACAACTGAGAATGATTTATCAACAGAAGGTGCTGAAACATTAGCCGTAAGAGTATATTCTGGTTCTGTTGGTGGAAATTTACTTGGATCAGGTTCCTTGACAATTAATGATACTTCAGTTGCTCCATTAGTATCAGGTCAAGTATTCCATGCTTCAGGTTATAATGCTACAGCAACACATAACTGGACTGTTCCTTCTGGAGTAACATCTATCTCTGTTGTATGTGTCGGTGGTGGTGGAGGTGGTGAAACCAACCATGATGGTGCTTCTGCTGGTGGTGGTGGATTAGCATATAAGAATAATATTAGTGTAACAGCAGGTCAAGTTGTTACTGTTAAAGTTGGTGGTGGTGGATTTGCTACATCAAACGGTGTAACTGATGCACCTGATGGTGGCGACTCTTATATAACTTATGGTGGCGTAAACTATGCATACGCTGGTGGTGGAAAAGGTGGTGATGGAAACCAGTCTGGTAACTCCTGGTATGATAATAACAATAGTTTCCCTAACACCAATAGTGATGGTGGTGGAAGAGGTGGTGCTGGATTCCACGGTTCTGGATACCGTTCAGGTGGCGGTGGTGCTGGTGGATATAATGGCGGTGGTGGAACTGTTAGTGGAAGAGGTTGTAACAGTAGTAACTACGCTGCCCCACAAACTGGACAGAATGGTGGTGGAGGAGGAGGAAACGGTTATAACGGATCTTCTCCATACTACTCTGGTGGTGGCGGTGGAACAGGTGTCTATGGTGAAGGTACTAGTGGTACGAAATCGGATGCTAACGGCAATAATTCTCCAGATAACTCAACTGATTTTGCAGGAAAGGGTGGATCAGAAGCCAATAACACTGGTTTAAGAGGATATTGTGTTGAAGATAATAGTTCGACCTATGCTTGTGGTAGTAACTTAGGTAATGGTTACGATAGAGGTACTCAGGCAAGTTTGCACGGATCAAGTCATCACACACCAGATGGAGGATTCCCTGGTGGAGGTGGTGGTGGATCTAATAGTGGTTCCTCTGCTGGATGTGGTGGACACGGTATTGTAAGAATTGTTTATGGATTGGTAAGTTCTGCTGCAAGAACATTCCCCAGTACAAACGTTGGTGATTCAACCTCCTATACTGATGGTATTGCTGAAGGTGTTAATGGAATCCAGCTAATGTATTGATGAATATTGTTAATTTAATTTTTGAAGGCAGAAGCTTAACTTTTTTAATATATAACAATATTGATTCTAAGATAGGTGACGTTCGTCACCTATTTTCGTCTGATGATGATATTCTTTTAGAATATATTAAATAAATATCTAAAAAAAGCAAATGGCAGATAAGGGTTTTGGTGTAAAGGAAGTTAATTTGGTTGGAGCATCTGGTACTCCAAAAATTGAAAGTCCTAATAATTTAAATTTAAATGCTGTAAATGTTGCTATTAGTACAGACGTTTCTATTGGTGGAACTTGTACTGCAAGTAAATTTGTAGGTGCTTTATCTGGTTGGAT